GCAAGGTTTGGAAATAAGGTTAAATAATGAGAATTAAAATTATTAGGTTTGTTGTAAAGGCTTTAGGATATGAATGGTCTGGAGATAAACTAAACCTTCCAGTTTGGTATATAAAAGAAAAGAAAAAATAACATGCCATCTTATGAATATGACTGCATGGTCTGTGCTGTTAGATATACAAAAACTCGTAGCATTTCTGAAGAAGATCCAGGATACAATTGTAAGAGTTGTAATAAATCCTTGGTTCGTGTATACTTAAGTGTAGGAGCAGTTTTCAACGGTACTGGATTTTATTCCACTGATAACAGAAAGCAGTAGTATAATATGTTTACAATGATTAAAAACGAAGTCAAGCAAGAGTGGCAACTATCACCTCATAATCGCTGCGATCGCTGCGCTGCTGAGGCTCTCATAAAGGTAACTGGAATTTCTGGGGAACTTATGTTTTGTGGTCATCACTATAACAAGATCATGGCTATTCCAGACGGATACAATAGCATGATGTCGTTTATGATTAGCATTATTGACGAAAGAGAAAAACTTGTTGAAAATAAAGCAAAAGAAAAAGGCCGCTAATGTTTGAATATTATGTAAAAAAAGTAGAAAATGTTGTTGACGGAGATACAATTGATGTGACTATTGATTTAGGGTTTGATATTTCATTTAGTTCAAGAGTTAGACTGGCTGGTATTGATACCCCTGAGTCTCGCACTAAAGATTTAAAGGAAAAGGCTTTGGGGCTTGAGTCTAAAGAGTACTTAAAGAAGGCCATAAAAGATGCAAAGTCTGTTGTGATTAAGACTGAAAAAATAAACTCATCAGAAAAATATGGACGCATTTTGGGCTGGATATATATTAATGGAGATACAATATCTATTAACGATATGATGATTAATGATGGATACGCTTGGGTATACCTTGGAGACACCAAAATTAAAGACTTTGATCAACTTGCAAAAGCAAGGAAGAAGTCTGGTAAGTGATGACAGATTTTAAAATTAATCTATTAGAAGATTTTATAAATGGATAAAGAAGATAAGATAATCAATGAGTTGATATCAAAAGGTGGTCTAGAGTCTATTGGTATTGATAACAATACTGGAGAACAATTATATAGACCAACAAAAAAATTAAAAACACTTGATCCAAAACTAAGTCAAGACTTATCTTTATATTTTTCAGAGATCTCTATGAGTTTATGGTTAAACGGGTTTATTGACATGGACGTAACCTTGTCAAATCCGTTAGTTAAACTTACTAAAAAATCTTTAAACATAAAAGAATTAGAGGCTATGGACAAAAACGAAAGAATAGTTCTTGAGCAAATAATTAAAATACTTGCTCAACAAAAGTGATATAATAAGTCTATGGGTGTTTTATGAATAGCGCATACGGAGCAGCAGCAGCAACTGTGGGTATCTTTTTATTTTTAATTGTACATCTTATTTTATCAAAAAAATATAAATCATCTCAAACAATAATGAGCCAGTCAATGTTGCTTCATAGATTCAATAATGGGAAAAGATATTCAAGAAAGTTAAACATAAAGAGTCAATCAAAAAATCATTATGACAAAACAAATATTAAAGTTATCATTGTGGATAGCCAGGCTTATTGGATCAAGGACAACATTTTTTATAAAGCACCACTTGTTGATCATCTAATCGATAAAGAGTCTGCAGAGCAAGTTGACACAAGTGCCATGAGTAAGGTACAATTAGATCAAATGCTTTTTATATTGGATAAATTAAAGGAAGGGATTGACGATGATAGTGGGCGTTCAAGGAACGAGTAGTTTTCATAACTACAATATATTTTTAAGATCCATGGCAGTTGCTCTTTCTGAGATATCCTCAGATGATAAAAAGTTTATTCTCTACTCAGCAGGACCAAATAATATAAATATGATGGCTACGGAGTTTGTTAACTTGTCTGAAAAAGGAATGAAACTAAGAGGCAAAACTATTAAACTTGTAAAAGTATCTCCTAATTGGTTAGAAAAAAATGTTAAACATATAGATCATTTTGCTTTTTTGTCTAATCCAAAAGAGCATGTATCAAAAATAGTACATGTTTCAAAACTAAATAAAATAAACACAAACGTATACACATTTTAGTCTGTGCATAGCACATTAACAGAACGGAACAAAAATGAAAACTATCACTTCATTAAAAACTATGGAAAATATAGTTACAAAAAACAGACAACTGTCTTGGGATGGTTGGAATGTAATTGAAACATTCCCATCCGATAAAGCATATTCTTCAAAATTTGGAATATACAAAAACAACAAGTGGCAAATTAAAAAAGAGTTTATTCCTTCGAACAAAGGTTGGGAAATTCCAGATAAGTATGTGATGTAAATGAATAAGTATGAATGGAAAGACAATGCTTTATGTTTAGATTACGATACAAATATATTTTTTGATAAATATGAAGAAGATGCACTATTGAGACCAGCAGTAGATGATCTGTGCTCTTCTTGTTCTGTAAGAAAAGAATGCTTTTCTGTTGGAATATCAGGAAAAGAATGGGGCGTTTGGGGTGGAGTTTATTTAGAAAATGGCGAGGTATCTAAAGAATTTTCTAGCCATAAGAGTAAGACTGACTGGGGTAAAACCTGGCAATCATTAACAACGGATTAGTATGTATACAGATTCAATGAGAAGAGCGTTTCATTCACTAAAAGGACCAAAAGGTTTTAACCTTCAGATAATAGATCATGACAATTTTTTAACTGTAAAGGCCAGTGAAAAAGAATTTATGGCTCTTTCTGGAGAAGAAAGAAAACAGGCTGTTGAGTACATGGTTCGTACAAAAAAAGCATTAGAAGACAATGGAGCGATTGTTTTATTAGTTAGAGAGGGTGGGAAAGAACTATGATTGAGGGTTTAGTCGCTGGAGTATTTTTGTTTTCAACTTTACTATTTTTATCTTTATATTTGGTTCAAGTAAAAAAAAATAGGAGTATTCTTGCCAATACCTTAAAACTTTTGCTTAACCAAGAACTAGAAAATCAAAGTAATAAAACAGATAAAGAAAAATCTAATGAAGATTTTTTAAAGTTTATTTCAGATTCTCGTGAATGGGCATATAATTATATAGAAAGTGTTCAAGAAAAGGTAAACAAGTTTATTAGTGACGTTGAGCCTGAGATAGCATATTTTGACGAGTATGGTGTTGCTAGTAGTACCTATCCCCACTACCACTCAATGAAAAAAATTTCGGGGGCATACAAAGAACTAAAAACAATATTGCCAGACGACTATGGTAAAATAGAGTAATGATAAAACTTAAGGATCATAAAGCATTGATATATTATGCTTTTCAAATTTGCGAAGCCGATCCTTGTCAATATGAAGCAACAAAAATATGGGCAAGTTCAGAGTCTAGGACTGTAGACTTGTGCGACTTTCATTACGAAGAGGTAAAATATTAATGAACTTTTACTATTTTGGTGGTCGATTTAATGATGAAAATAGTATAGAGACTCCTTCTAGTTTAGAAAAACATCATTTTTTTGGAGTGCTTTTTACATATGATGCAACACAAGGAGACATGTTCGTAAGAACTGCTAAAGATATAAAATTAAATGAAAAAATTAAATACTTGATTGCTATAAGGCCATACACTATTTCACCACAATATCTTTATGCAATCAATGAGTCTATGAATGAAATAGATAAAAATAGACTTCAAATAAACATTGTTTCTGGATATATAAAAGATCATGAAAAAGATATTGGCGGAATAGTTGGAGAAATTAATGATCTATCTCACACAATAGACAAATCAAAACATACAATTGAGTTTATTAAAAGTTTAAAAAAAATATTTAAAAAGAAAGAAAATTATTTAGACTTATATATATCAACAACAAATAGTTATGTTTTTAATGAAGCAAAAGATAACAATAATAAAATAATTATGCCTTATCATGTGTATAAACGTAAGTTTTGGTCTGATATGTATAAAGATCGATCTTTAATGGTTCCTTTTGATATAAAAAACATGGATGTGATGATAACAATGACTCCAATTATTAGAAAAAATAAAGAAGAACTTGCTTTATTAAAAAACTATGCCATAAGACCTATATGGAAAAAAGGAGAAAAATCAAGAGTAATCGATGATGTTGAGTATTTTACTTATGAAAGTTTTCACGAATTTATTAAAATGTTAGAAGAAGATGGTATTCATGATTTATTAATTAATGCTATACCCAGAGAAGAAGTTGAAATTATTATTCCATTTATTAAAAAATACGTGGAGTTACAAGAATAAATTTTGTTAGTTATTTTACTAACAAGAAAACAAATATCCTAGGAGGAATAAAATGAATACAACACAACTAAAAGCATTACTAGCATCATATGGGCGGTCAGTATTGGCAGCAGCAATTGCAATGTACGCTTCAGGAGTAACTGATCCAGAAACACTGGCATACTCACTACTTGGAGCAATTGTGCCAGTAGCACTACGAGCAGTAAATCCAAAAGACAAGGCATTTGGAAAAATTCCAGATGTTCTAGAAGTTGAAGCAGCACTAAAATCAGTTAAGGTAGTCAAGAGACCTGTTAAAAAGTCTTCTGCAAAGAAGCCTTCTGGTGGCGGTGGAGCATCAAATAAGGCTCTATAATTAGAGCATAAGATTCCGTCATGATACATGCAGTTGCTTTATAAGC